TTTGAGCTTAAGACCAAACCCGTATATGACGGCGGTAGACTTTTGGAAGGCAATAGAAGCCACCAGGCAGCACGAAGGCATAGCCGGAGCGGTAAAAGTGTACGGAAGAAAAGGGAAAATAGAAGCTTTGTACCCTTGCACGATAGAAGGAATCACTATAGACGATGCGGGTGTACTCAGATCAACCAAAAAGCATAAAGTTTTAGTTGATTTCAAAGTACCAGGTACGGGAATGAACGAAAGCGCCTTTTATGAGGATTTGCTGATATTCAAAGGCTTTACTATGGACGGAATCAACACGGAAGCAGTAAGGACTATCGTAAAAAGCACGATAGACGTACAGATTAAAGCACAGAATTACCTTAATACGTTATTTGATAACGGGTTGACTAACAAAATGGTAATACAGCTTACAAGTGACATAAGAGACGAAAAAGAGCTTAAGAAGATACAGGAAAAGTTTGGAAAGCTTTACAGTAAAGGGAAACGTATCTTTACAGTACCAGCGGGATTTAATGTACAGCCCGTTAATTTATCGCTGGCAGACGCGCAATACGAACAGATCAGAAGAATGTCTATTAGTCAGATCGCGGCGCTATTCGGTATAAAAATGTATCAGCTTAATGACTTGAAAGACACAAATAATAATTCGCTAGAACAGCAGCAGTTAAGTTTTTTAGTAGATACATTGCTTATCTTGTATGAGTCAATCGAACAGGAAGTTACGTGGAGCTGTTTAACAAAAGAGGAAAGAACACAAGGGTATAAAGCGAAGCATAACACAAATGTAATATTACGTTCTTCGCCGGAAACACAGCAAAAAATACTATGCGCTTATGTGGCTGGTGGAATTATGAAACCGAACGAAGCGAGGTTAGAACTTGGACGTGAAACCACAGAGGACGGCGACGACCTTATAGTAAATGCGGGTGTGCTTAAGCTTAAAGATTTGGGAAAGGAGATAAAGGGTAATGCCGAAGAATGAAACACACAACAGGGAAGAAACAGTAGGAATACAGGAAAAAAGAAATTATGTAGCAGCCCAGGAAATACAGCTTGAAGTAAGAGCAGCGGCAGAAGGCGGAGAAAGCCGGACGATTGGCGGATATGCAGTTAAGTATAATACGCCTGTAGTTATTACTGATCGCTGGGGCGACAAATATTTAGAGGAAATCGCCGCCGGGTGCTTCGATGAAAGTTTAAGCAGATGCAAAGAGAGCGGCAGCGAGATAAAAGCCTTATGGAATCACGACACAAGCCGCCCGCTTGGAAATACGAAAACGGACACACTAAGATTTAACACGGGGGACACTACCGGGCTGAATTACGATATTGATTTACCTAACAATACATGGGGAAACGATGTACGGGAAAGTGTGCAGCGTGGAGATGTAGACGGTAGCAGCTTCGGTTTTATCTGCCAGGAAGATAAATGGAGCAAGGTACAACATGAAGGCGAAGAAATGTACAAAAGAAGCATTATAAAAGCGGAGCTGCTAGAAGTAAGCCCGTGTACGTTCCCAGCTTATGACAGTTCACAAATTAACTGTAGAAGTTTTGAACGTATGAAAGCAGATGCAAAAGAAGAGCAAAGGCTGGAAGAGCTGAGAAAAGAAGCGAGACTACTAGAAATCGCAGATAAAAACAATAAGGAGTAACAAAATGACAGTACAGGAATTAAGAGAAGCGATTACACAGAAAACAGAGGAAATTAACGGATACCTGGAAAGCAGAGACGCGGACAAGGCAGAGGAAGCGTTAGCAGAAAAAAGAAAATTGCAGAAATTACTTGCAGTAAGAGAAGCAGAAGACGACGAAGAACGGGAAGACCTGGGAAGACAGAGAAAACAGAAAGAAAGTAGAACCACAGGAGCAGTAAGCGAGTTGAGAGCTGCCGTTAAATTTGCTTTGCATGGAAAAGCGGCATTAACAGACGAAGAAAGAGCAGCGGTAAACATTGACGGAAACGCCGCTATTCTGCCGGAACAGTTTGTAAATGATATCCAGGTATTAAGAGCTGGATTCCCGAGCCTTAAAAACCATTGCCATATCATTAAAGCAACTTCTAATCATGGTAAAATGCCATTTGCAAAAATTGGCGGTAAAAAGCTGAAAAAGTATAAATCTGGAACGAAGCTTACGGGAGAAGCAGCAAATACAGAGGACATTCAGTACAACATTGAAAACTACGGCGCACTTGTACCAATCGCAAATGATTTACAGGAAGACGAAGCCGTTAATATCGTACAGGAAGTTATTAAGCCGGACTTCGCGGAAGCTGGGGTTAATACTGAAAATGATGAAATTATGCAAATCGTAGAAGGAAGTGCGGTAGACAAGTCTACAGGTGCGAAAGATTGGAGAGATGTAAAGAAAATCATTGACGGAGTATTACCGACGCTTCGAGGAAGAGTAGTAGTAATTACAAATCTTTCCGGCAGCGTGTACTTGAAGTCCCAGGAAGACAAGAACGGAAGAAACTTAGACCTGGTTAAAGAGGTAAATGGCAAGGAATACTTCCAGGGCAAAGAACTTATTACGCTGAGTGATGAAGACATTACAGCAAGCGCTACAGGAAAAATGATTTTTTATGTAGTAAACCTGTATGCACTGGTTAAATTCTTCGAGAGAAAAGGCTATACAGTATCCACGGACAAATCTGTTTTCTTCGAGTCTGACGAACTGGCATTAAAAGTACAGGAACGCTTTGACTGTGAGAAATTGGACGAAAGAGCAGATTTTAAAGTAGAATTCACACCAGCGTAGGCGGTAGATCATGGCGATCACATTACAGGAAGCGAAAGAATATTTACGTGTAGGATATGACGACGATAACGACTATATCACAGAGCTTATAGAAATATCAGAAGCTTATATAGACGGTTGCGTAGGTACTGCATACCGGGAAAAGAATAAGTATAGCTGTGAAGAAGAATATAAGAGAGGGTGCAGACTTGCTACCCTCTTACAAAAGAAAATAATAAGCGATATGTATGATATTAGAGGGACTACCGTAAGTAATAATACAAAACAGGATAACATTACAAAAACTATACTAGATAAGCTGGCGAACGTGGGGTAGTGATATGTATGTAATGATACAGAAACGAGAAAAGACTGTAGAGAAGGGGCGACCGGTAGAAAAGTGGAATGATTACTTAAAATGCTGGTGCGAAGTGAAAAGCTTATACGGGAAAGAACTGTATACAGCACTGGAAGCAAAGCTAGAAAATGTAATGAACTTTGAAACGCGCTATTGTAAAGCCCTGGAAGCGTTGAATACGAAAGAATACCGGGTAGTATGGGGCGAACGCATATTTAAGCTTATCAATGCAGATTACGGCAAGTACGACCGTAAAAAAGTAGTGCTTAAAGGACAAGAAGTAGTATGAGTTTCAATATCACTATGAATTTTTTAGGACTGGACGAAGTGCAGAAAGAAATAGAAAGGCTCAGTACGGAGTCAGAACTAAAAGCCCTAAATAAAAAGATTGTAAAGAAAGCCGGAAAAGTTGGCTTAGAAGAATCAGAAGGGCAGATAAGAAAGAAAGCATACAGCAAAAACCCTATGAAATCCGGGCGACGCGGCAGCAGAACAGGGCAGCACGCGGCGGATAATGTGCCGGAAAAGGGAACAACACAAAGCGGGAACTATGGAGAAGTTATAGGATGGGAAAAAAGTGATACTTCGCCATTCTTCTACATGAAGTTCCATGAATGGGGTACAACGATGCATAAGCCTAAAAAATTCATGCTGGAAGCGGCG